GCAATGATTTCCCTCCAGATCGTCAGGCTGACGTTTTAATTGAACTTGCGAAGAAATACAAGGCACCTATCGCCGCCGAGGATGTTGGGTTCCAACGTCTGTACTCAACAATCATAGCGCAGAAGGGAGCGACTGTTGACTTCCGCCCCAGCAAAGCCAGCAACAAGGGGCTCAAGCAAGGTCTGCTCAATCGTCTGCGAACTTGGTTTGAGCAGAAGAAGTTCCACTGGCCCTACGGTAACATCGAAAGTCGTAACATGGTCAACATCATCTTCGATGAACTCGAAGCCCACGCTTGGAAAGATGGCGACATTGTGGATGTCGGTAAGCACAACGACTGTGTGATGGCCCTCGCGCACGCGATAGATCAGTTCAGCATCACCAAAGCCACTGCTCTGCCGATGGCATCAGGCCGAACAACCATGGGTGACTGGGGCAAAGGGAACAAATCCACTTCACAGAAAGGTGGCAGAGGTATGATCCGTGCCAACTACAGCAGTCGTTACCCACGCTTCAACCCGTAAATGATTATATACCGGCGACAATGACCAATCATTATGGACAGAGAACTGAACCGCTACGGTATGATTGACTTATTTTCGGGATTGAACGGGTGGTCTCAACCTTGGATTGATCGTGGAATCCACACTACCCGAATCGACTTGGCTGATCACGCCAATGTCACACTTAGGGCTGACATCTTGACACTGACCCCCTCTAAAATCCATGCGGAACACGGCGTTGAGTATGTCCCCGAATTGGTAGCCGCCTCCCCACCTTGCACTTCTTTCTCTGTCGCCTCTATCCAACACCACTGGAACAAGGAGGATGGAGTTTTCATTCCCAAAAGCGATGCCGCAAGGCTTGGCTTGAAGTTGATGAATCATGCATTCGAGATCTTGGATTATTTCGCCTCGTTTGGAGTCCCTTGCATCCTTGAGAACCCTCGTGGCGTCATGAGGAAGGTGGCACCACGTCCACCCGATCACACAATCACCTATTGTAAATACGGGGATAATACAATGAAGCCGACGGATCTGTGGACATGGAACATGGATAACTGGGAGGCTCGTCCCGCATGTAAGCGGTACAGATACGATAGCGAGGGCAACATCATCAACCGTCACTGTCACCATGAGGTTGCGAGGCGGGGTATGTCCACGGGCCTCCAAGGGAAGAAAAAAAGAGACCCTATACGATCCCTGATTCCCATCGAACTTGCTATGTCTGTTTTCAAGTCGTGCTCTGCCAGTGGCTCCTGACAAGGTTCAAGTGATAGACGCAAGCATCACGCATCATGGCGTGGTATGACCGTATTTTCGGTCGATCTTCGGAAAATACCGAAGAATCGGTTGGAATTTCCTACAAAGCGGCTCAAAATGACCCGAACAGCCCGTTCGCAGTCATGGCGGCTGGGATCGCAGACATCATCAAGGAGACCGAAGACCTTCGTAGCAACACGAACTACAACACGGACTTCGAGTTGTACGATGACATGCTGAATTATGACCCCGAACTCAATGGGGCAGTGCGAACCATCAGTCTGACAGCCAACAAGTACCGCATTGTTGGTGGCAAGAACCAGATGATGCGTGAAGCGATCCACTCTCTGGTGGACAGGATCGACTTCGATGACTTCCTCATCAACGCCATGCGCAACCTGATGGTGTACGGGAACGACATCAACAAACTGGTGGGTCGCTCGAACCTCGGTATTACAGAGGTGCAGTCGCTCCCTGTGTCCCAAATCACAATCACCGACGACCGTGAAATCCCCTTTGCCGCTGATCGAGACAACCCGATCATGCGTGCTGTCAACTACGTGTTCCGTGAGAACAAGCGTGACACCATTGTGTACCCGGCCTCAGAGATCCTCCACATTCGCATCGACTACAGGTCGTACTGGTTCGAGGACAACCTTGGTCGCACATCTTACGGTGTGTGGGGCGCATCTCGCTTCTCTGCTCTGAAGCAACCGATCCGTGCCAAGTACAACTCCATGAACAATCGCATCGCCTTGGAGGACTCGATGACCAAGCAGTTCATCACCATCGACAAGTCTGCCATCGAGCACATCACTGATCCCGAAGAACAGCAAGAGCGGTTGACCCACATCATGAATGAGACCGGCAAGTTGCTCGACGGACTGCGTTCTGACCAGACCCCGATCCTGCCGTCGTACATCAAGATCCACCACATGGACATGCGCAACACAATCCCTGACAACTCTGGTTTCTTGGATAACGTGAACGCTGATATCAGCGCCGTCCTCCACGTCCCCCGTGTGTCCATGGGACAAGAGCGTGGCTCAACCTTTGCGGCTACATTCAACGCTAACCAGTGGTCCGTGCAAGCAATCCGTCGCCTCCAGCAAATCTTGGTTCAGTCGGTGTCGAGCCTGTTCTCCACACACCTCCGACTGTTAGGGATTGAGCACCAGAAGCGAGACTTGCCCGTGCTGGAGTTCGAGGCAATCGACGAAGAGTCCCCCTTCCAAATGGCACAGCGCGCAAAGACCCTATACGACAGCGGTATCATCACTCTGGACGAGGCTCGTCAGATCAGCGGATTCGAGCATATGATGGACGGTTCAGGCGACACAACTAAAAAGAACACAAAGCCTCAAGCATCAGGTGACACACCAAGAGAGAACGAGGTGAGGCGTAGATGAAGCGCGACCCGTCGTTCAATGACAGGATGGTCAAGAGGACCATGTTGCCCAGCATTTACTTGTGGCTTTTGGCTTCCGGTGCTGTTGTCGCCATGGGTATCATTCACCCCGATGTTGTGCTTGCTAACCTTGACGGGTTCATTGCTCTCATTGCGATCATCGGTGGTATCGCCGCCCCCGCCTTCAATACGCTCCTGCGCATGTGGGAACAAGAGCAGACGGTTGAGATCGAGGGCATCCCCAAAGATCTCGTGTACGACCGAGAGCGTGGTATCGAACAACACCGACATGAGATGGATGTCGAGAAGTACCGAGTTGGTATGACTGGGCGCTATGATTCTGAGGTCGGTGACGAGTAATGCCATCTGAGCCTCGATCCGGAGAAACTCGTGACGATTACGTGTCACGTTGCATGGACGAAGATAAAACCAAGCAAGAATACCCGAACCCCAACCAAAGGGCGGCGGTGTGCTACGCTTATTTCGACCGTGGCACCGAGAACAATAAAGCCATAGAAGCGTCGAAGGGTAAGTCAGGCAAGGACATGTCGTACTGCAATTGCGGCACCGAGGACCAAGTTGGGGGCTTTACCTGTGACCAGCACTGTGCAAGAGCAGAAAAGATGGAGCCCGCAGAGGCGAAGCACGGTGGCCAGCATGGTCGCCCCGGTCCTAACGACCCCCGCAAGACTCCAGCCAAGCCCAGCGAGCGACGCCGTGGTTCCAAGAAGAACCCACCCGGATCTGCCCGCAAGTCCAACCCTCGCATCCAAGTTAGCCCGCAGACTCGAAAGACTCTCAGAAACATGGTCACCAAGCACAACAAGGGGGACAAAGGTAGTCGCGCGACCATGGGTATGGCCCTTACTGTGTTCCGTCGTGGCGCTGGTGCTTTTTCCACAAGCCACGCCCCTAACATGTCCCGAAACGGCTGGGGTTTCGCGCGTGTCCGTGCCTTCTTCTACCTGCTTAGGAATGGACGACCCAGCAATCCCAACTACAAGCAGGACAATGACTTGCTCCCAAGGGGGCACCCAAGGGCTAAGAAGGCAAGGACAGCGGAGCAAATCTATGAGGCAACCTACGAAGTCGAAGCCGCCGAGTACCAAGGACGAAAAGTCACCCTCAACAAGCCTTTTCGTACCCCTGACGGACCCAAAAAGTTTGCCGTTTATGTGAAGAATGAATCAGGGCGTGTCATCATTGTCAGATTCGGTGATCCCAACATGGAGATTAGAAGGGATGACCCGGCTCGACGACGGAACTTTAGAAGTCGTCATAACTGTGACTCACCCGGACCAAAAACCAAGGCGCGTTATTGGTCGTGTCTATTCTGGTCGTCACCGACGGTGAGGCAGTTGCTTAAGAGTGACACTGAAGTAGCAGACCACAACTGCTCGTGCGGAGGCGATTGTTGTGAGTGACGGTTGTGGCTGTGGTGGTAAAACGGCAGAAGAGATTCGACGCGATGTCTACGACAATCCCGGCGAGGCCATGAACCGGGCCAAAGAAATGGGGTGCAACGGCATCCACACCCACGAGGAGGGTGGCCGCACAGTGTTCATGCCTTGCCGCACCCACGAAGAGTACCGTGAAAAGAACGACGGTCGAGATGTGGGAGAGCGTGATGCTGAGGCTTACATGTTCAAGCGCCCGATGATGGGCTCTGTGTGTCCTCCGGGCACAATCCTGAAGGCTGGGATCTGCGAACCTATCACAGTCACCTGTGAACTGGTTGTTGACGAAATCGAAGCAATCGTCGAAGCCAGCAGTGGTAACCAATACTACAGGATCAGTGGTATCGCATTCCATGCCGGCGTCAATAAGAATGGGTGGGGGATCACAGCATCCCTTGCGAAGAAGATCGCCAAGGACCTGATGGTTGGCTCAGATGTCACATTGAACCATCCCAAGTCTGTCAACGGCAAGTTTGTCCGCAACACGGACGGTCGGCTTGAAGAAACCAACATTGGTCGTGTGACCGAAGCCTCCTACCATAAGGGGGATGATGAAGAGAAAGAGTACACGGTTCGATACTCTGCCATCATCACCAAGCGTGACGCCTTTGCCATGATGGAGTCTGGCATTCACCTGCAAGCCGGGTACGGTGTCTCCATCGGCGGCTCTGGTATTCCCACCGAGGTCTACCAAGCAGAAGACGACCCCGAGCGCAAAATCATGATCTTCGGAAACGACTTCGATTTCGACCATCTGGCCATGGTGCATAAGCCCGCATATCCCAACGCAAACGTCGATATGATGGAAAAAGTCAACATGGACGAAGAACCCAAACCCAAAGAAATGCCCGAGGCGAGTATTAAGTATCGGACTGACTCTCGTGAGGTTGAGTCGGAGGACGACAACATGACTGATGAGAACATGAACGAAAACCTTGCCGCAGAACTTGAGGCCCTTCAGGCTGAGATGGTCCTGCGCGAAGCCCGCATTGCTGAGTTCGAGGCCGCAGAAGCGGCCCGTGCCGAAGAGTCCCGCCTTGCCCTCGTCATGGAGGCCAGCGAACTCGGACTCAAGGGTCACGAAGACTTCTCCGCTGACACACTCTCCTCGCTGATCGCTTCGTGGAACGAGGCTCACCCAGCACCGGAGCCCGTCGAGATGGCCCCGGCTACCCCAGCATCCACAGAACCCGTCGAGGCTTCCGAGGCCCCGGCCGAGTTCACCCCGGTGGTCGCTTCTTTCCTGAACGGTGAGAAGATCGAGACCCCCGAGGATGTGTACGCCCGAGCATGGAATGCGTGGGCATCAGCGTGGAACCGAACCTTGACGAACGTCGAGGCTTCCACCATGCGCGCTCCAACCTTTACGGAGATGAACAACTGAAGGAGGAATGAAAGATGGCAGTATACTCAGGAAACGATCCAGTCCACACAGCAGACCTCGTGACCGACACCTACGACGGTGCTGGTTACTTGGTCAAGTACAGCGCGTCCGGAATCCTCAAGACGGCTTCCGTGACCGACACGCCCATTGCGGTGACCCTCGACTCGTCCTCTCGGGACGTTGACGGGAACCTCGTGGCAGTTGCTGACGCAACCGTGTCCCTTCTCCCCCTCGACGGAATCATCTACGTCCGAAGCGAAGCAATCGCGGCTGGCTCGGTGAAGTTCGGCATGCCCATCTACGTCTCCCAGACCTCGGGAACCAACGGGCACGTGGACGATGATTCCTCCAACAGCGCAACGCAGGTTGGGCACTTCGTCGGTAAGGCTGGTGTCGCAATCAGCGCGGGCGACTTGATCCCGGTGGCGGTCCTCTGAGACAAAAGGAGATGACAGATATGAACAAGAGCCTTGAACAAATTCTGAATGTGAGCGCGGCCACCGGACCCTTCGGTGTTGGCGACTCAGTGCTTGAGCAGACCCTCCGCGACTTCATCCAGTTGCAGAGCCTTCGCCTCTCCGTCGGTACCAACGTCGTCGGCACACGGACTGTCCCGTGGCTCGACTTCAAGTGGTACACGGGTGTCACCGGGGACTTCTCGTACCCAGTGGACGATGCGGCGACTGTTGACCCCACCAAGATCGGCACGGCGAACTACACGGTCCAACTCCAGAAGGGACAGGGCCGCTGTGTGTTCCTCGACTCCGTGCGACTCCGTGGAGAGTCCTTCGAGAACATCGACCGACAGCAACTCGCTATCGTGCGAGGTCGAGCCGATGTCATCGACCGAGTGATCCTTGAGACGCTCCGTGACGGTGCTGGCCAGTCCGTGGCCGCAACCGCTACCTTCGGCAGTGCAACGGCCGACGAAGAGAAGGACCTGCTCGACGCAATGGACCTGATCTTCCAGAACGCTCGGGTCACCGGTGACGAGCCCATGGCTCTCATCCTGCCCTCCAGCGCCCGGTCCTCGATGCTGAACACGCAACTCTACGGCAACGTCGTCGAGTCGCTCCAACAGCACCTCGGCCGCTCCGCTCGGCTTCAGGTCTACTACACCCGTGACCACACGGGTGGCCACTCCACGGCCACGCTCGGTAGCGACGCGCTCCTGCTCGTCCCCGGCGCTGAGACGGCGGAGTTCTTCCAGTACAACGGTCCCGGTTTCCAAGAGACGGAACTGACGCGAATCCCCGGTGTCGGCTACGACTGGCTCCTCACCGGCTACATGGGTGCGGTCATCCACGAGCACCAAGACGGCGCGGCTTCTGGCAAGAACAACCGGATTGTCAAGATCACGGGCGTCATCTGATTGGTGACATCGCCTGCTGATACTACGAGGTGAATAAGATGCCACAGAACAGGAAGTTCCAGAACTTTGTCGAGAACAAGTACATGGCTGATGATGCTATCACCGCCGCAGAAATCGCTGACAACGCTGTCGGTAACGCGGCTCTGGGAGCATTCCAGCCCAAGCACTTGGCTTTTGAGTACGACTTCGCTGACCTCGGCGGCGCAACTGGCGCTATCACGCTGACGGACACCGTAGATGCGGCTCAGACGATCCCTGACAACGCTGTTATCACCGCGGTTACCCTTGAAACGATCACGCCCTTCTCCAGCGGCGGATCAGCAACGGTTGCCATCGGTGTGACGGGCAACACGGACGCATTCATTGCGGCCACAGCCTTCGACAACGCCGCCTTCACATCAACGGCAAGAGCCCTCACCAACGAGGTGCCGTTGAAGTTGGACGGTGCGAAGTCACTCCTCTTCACGGTCGCAACGGCGGCTCTGGACGACGGCAAGTACCGGATTCACGTTGAGTACCTTGAGGGTGCTTGAGCATGGACGAATGGACAGACAAGAACGGCGATCTCTATCGCCGTGTGCCTGACTCTCCGGAGCACGCACCACGCTACGAACTGGTCAAGAAGGCGAAGAAGCCAGCGGCAAAAAAGGCTCCGGCCAAGAAAGCCCCTGCCAAGTCCTCCAAAAAGGTGTGATTAGGTGGGCTCTTTGTCAAAAGCGGCCATCGTCAAGCAACTCAAAACTGCCGGAATCCCCTTTGAGGCGGGGATGACAGTCAAAGAACTGACTCACCGTCTCGATAACTGGTTGCCCGGTCAAGGTTGGTTGATTCGCACAGTCAAACCAGTGTCCCGTAAGCCCGAGCACCCCGTGGCTCTGGTCGAAGGGCGTGACGCTATCTGGATCCCTAACAGTCGAATGGCCAAGATGATCGCATCATCTGGTCTGGTAGCCGTGTTGGGAAGATCCATGGAGCCACCAAAGGGGACCACCATCCTTGATGTACCGGACAACTTTAATTCACGTTGGCCGGAGGAGTAATCATGGCGGTAACCACCGACAACATTCGTGATCTGCTCAACAGGCCACGTGGGTTGAACGAGGGTACCATCACGGAGTACATCAGTCTACGAACGACGCAGGTGACAAAGCAGGCTCGTTCCACTCTTTACCTCGCTGACGATTCTGTCAATGCTGTGACCGAGGCACAGCGCGAGGTCGCCATCAAGATGCTTGTGTGCGTTGACTGCCTGAGCGTTTTGATTGACACTGTTCCAACGTACTACAGCGAAGAAGATAGGAGTGTGTACGACCGGAGATACCAAGAGCAACTGAAGGCGTTCCAGATGCGCGCCAATGAGGCTGTTGCGATGATCTCCGACAAAGGTGGCACCGCCTTCGTTGTTGATAACACAACGACGCGGATGGTGCCCTGATGGCAGATGCCTATTGGATTGCTAACGGCGCAAAGGCGAACGCCAGCGTAGCCGGTAATTGGGCACCTAATTCTGACGGTAGTGGGACTGGTGTGGTTCCCTCGGCCAGTGACAACGTGTACTTTGGCCATCCCGACACCTACGCGGCCGATCTTGGGTTTGCCCAGTGTAACTGGAACATCAGTCCGGTTCTGGATCAGTTCCATATCAAAGAGTCATATTTCACCACTCTGGAAGAGACCAGTGATGAGATTCAGGTCGAAGCATCAACGCTGACGTTCAGGCACGCTGTGGAGTGGGACACTATTGGTTTTAGACCCGGCATGCAGTTCACAAGTAGCGGTTTCACCAATGCCGCCAACAACGGTACGTTCATCATTGCCTCAATCAGCAGTACGGATTTGGTAGTGTCATCTGGTACTCTTGCTGATGAGGGTCCGGGCTCTGGACACAAGATTACGATGACACCTATGAAGGTGGACTTCACAAACTCTTGGGGCACCAGAGAACTACATCTGAACGGCACCATAGAAAACGATAGTGGGTCTAACATCAACATCACTATCTCTGGGGCCTATGGCGCAAACAGCAGGTATGTGACCAACGGGGAGTTTGCAGAAATCCTCAACCAAGATGACATCACGTATCTGTTTGACACCACGTCGACCGGTACTGCAAGAATGGCGTTCGATGACGGGCCTTACCCCATCGTTAGAACTACTACTGCGTCATACTTCGGGACAGATTACAAGGCGGCACCGACCTACGACGGTCATGGTGCAGTCATCATCAACAAACTTCAGATCGCATCTACCAGTGCCAACTTTGGTGCGGACGGCAATGTGTCTGCGCCACGCCTTGACACGACAAAGGTATTCAGGATCACGAGCACAGCCAGTGACGCCTTCGACTTCGATCCCGCTGTGTTCGATGCAGGCAAGGCAACATTCGAGTTCACAGCGACCAGTGCTGGCTTCAAAGTCCCTGTGACTGGGGACACGACGAACTACAACAGTAGTGGGTTCACATCCAAACTTTACAACCTCGTTATCCGTGCAGGGTCCTCTGCGGGCGATTCAGCGGTGATCCCGGCTGGCAAGCGTCTGCACGTCAACTCGCTCGAAGTTCAAGCCACAGCGATGCTCAAGGGCGAGGAAACAAACCACGCCAGTCTGATTTATTGTATCAATCGTCCCAAGATTCACGGGGCTTGGAACTTCCGTTCTGTAGCCGACGGTATCTTCTCCAGCAAACTACACGACTTCAACATCGGGGGAGACAGGATCGACAATAACTTTACCGTCGATGGCAAACTCACAGTCACCGGCCTGATTGACCCAACAGGCATGGAGGTTACGGCTGTAGCGTCCAACCCCGGAGGGGATGCGGCGAAAACCATTTGGGTGAACTCCGGCGACTCAAACAAATTGTATTTTGGTAGTAGTGAGGTTGGTGGTGGAGGTGGTGGCTCAGGCGACATTACAGCCGTAAACGTCAGCGCACCCATCACAGGTGGCGGTGCTTCGGGTGACGTGACTGTGGGCATTAGCGCGGCCACCACAAGCGCGGCAGGGTCCATGTCCTCCGCCGACAAGACCAAACTTGACGGCATCACGGCGGGAATATCCAACGGCAACTACTTGACTGCAAACGCCAACGTAGCAGATGATGATTTTCTAAGAATTGACGGAACATCGGTTGAAGGTTTAACGGCATCCGAAGTCCGAACCGCATTGAATGTCGCTGACGGTGCTACCGCATACGCTGATGCAGATGCTATCGCCGCCGTCGAAGGAGAAGCAGGGTTGGACTTTTCGACCTCATCGAACGATGCGATTATCGAAAACACCACACAGGATAAGGACATTATCTTCAAGGTCAATGATGGAGGGACCCCAAAAGAAGTCCTACGCATGGAAGGAGACACCGGGGACATCGGTATTGGGACAAGTGACCCCAAAGCCCACCTTCACATCTCAGACGGCTCGACGAGTGGTCTTTCTGCGGCAACTGACGTGTCAATCGCCATCACAGACGGCGGTGTCCCAAGGCTCTATTTTGAAGATACAGGTGAACTTGGTACTGATGACAAAGTAGTAGCAATTGCCTACTACGACCAGAATTTGAAAATTCAATCCATGACCGATAGCGGTGGAGGGTATGTCACAGATGGCGAAAACGTATTTGTTGTCAATCGTGGTGGTAACGTAGGAATTGGGGAAGGAACTCCTGCAACTGCTCTGGATGTAAATGGGGTTATCACTTCAGATGGACTGGACTCCACAACAGGCAACGTCTACGTCAGAAAGTATGCCTGCTTTGCGGCCACACCAACGTCAGGTAGCAACTACACGCTGACAACAGGAACAAGAATGCGGACTGACTTTGAAGTTCAGCATCAATCAACACATGACACCGGATATGGATGGGATAATACTGACCATTCTTACACGGTAGAGCGAGATGGATTCTACCAAATCAGCGTCATCGTCGGTATTCTTGGGAACCCTTCTTCTGACCTGAAGCGCAACCATTCCCAACTGATTGAGATTCGCAAAGGCGTGACATTCTCTGGCAACAACGTCAGTGGAACTGGCACACTGCTTGCACGAAACCTTCGTCGTCACACCAGCAATCAAGACCACGGAATGTCAAACATTCTTTCCACAATGCTGTATCTTGAGAGAGATGACGTAATCCATCTCATCGTCTACCAGAACTCTGGCTTCAGCGATGCTTACCTGCAAAAGTTGCATGACTCTAACCAATTCGGTATTCACTATGTTGGCGATAAGACGTGATGACCATGGCAGATACACAAGCGATGTTGGACTGGGCCGGAATCGACCGGGAAGATGATTGGGTGATGGACGAGTTCGTGTTCAAGGGCGACGGCACGACCGTCTGGTACAACCGAGCCGCATGGGAAGCCAAGGGCTTGACTGTCCCGACCGCAGAGCAACTGACAACATGGGGGATTGTCGAGGGATGACTCCTTGGGATCCGTACTTAGAGGAGAAGATCAACGTCGTCCTCGACTACATCATCGCATACGCTGTCATCCTCGTTCTGTCACCATTCATTCTACTAACGATTATCTGGGAGAAGATTAGATGAGAAAAGGCAAGATTGTGTACCTGCCGCCAGAGCGGTGCTACGCTAACATTAACATTGAAGAGACGGACCACGGCTACGCACTGTATAGGGATGGCGAGAGCAGGGCCTTTACGTTCATCCCCTTCAGCGCAGTAAAGCAAATCGAATACCGGAGAGACTAACATGGAGATCGAGACCATCATCACCTACGTCAACGTGCTTGGCTTCCTCGCCTACGTTGTCTACAACGAATACAAGAAATGGATCGCTGATGACGGCAAGGTCTCTCTTGATGAGGTCCTTGAGAGCATCAAGTCCTCCGGTTCTATTGTTATGGAAACCGTGGGTGATATGCTTGACGACGAAGAATAGTGCTGACGCTGTTCAGAATCACCGGCTCGATAGCATCGAGCGCAGGCTCGACAAGCACGATGAGATGCTCAGTAAGTTGGTCGAGTCCCAAGTCCGTGCAGAGGAGCAGATGAGCGGCCTGTCACAATCTGTTGAGGCACTGGCTCACAACCAGAATGCTACTCAAGAGATGATTAACGGGATCGGCAAGTCCATCGTCAAGTGGATGATGGGTATCGGATCAACGATGGTTGCGGCTATCGTCGGAATGATGGGGGTGATGTGAGTGACATACTACTGTACGACAAGCGACGTTGGCCAAAGACTTGGCCTTGACTCGGCACAGCGCACTCGTGCGTCCAGCCGTTTGACCTCCTGCATCCGCCGCGCTACCATCGACATCGACCAGATGTTCCGAGACTACGGAAGAAGCACACCATCCCATGAGGTTGCCAGCACTACGCTTAGTGGTGCCATTTCAGCCGGGGCTACCAGTATCACGCTATCTGATGCATCCTCATTCTCATCTGCCGGAAACGGTGACATCGACGGGGATTCGTTTGCTTGGACCAGCAAGTCGAGCAACACACTGAACGGCGTCACCGGTGTCAGTGCCGACCATGCCAGTGGTGTGACCGTGCAGGAAGGTGAGTTCGCTCACGTGCTTCGTGAGATTTGCGCCGATCTGGCCGCATCTATCTATCTTGAAGATGAAGCAGTCTTCCATCAGAACCCGGCGGATAGCGTCCGGTCGAACGTGCTGGGCCAGCGTGGTCGCATGCACCTCGTCAGGCTCGCTCACCTCGGGACGGTGGACTGATGCTACCGGGCGGTAGGATAAACGTCTACGCCAACAAAGGTGCGCGGTTTGGCGTTGGGTACAGTACCAAGTGGGACTGGAGCGGCATGCATCGTGGTATGCAGATCATGGAGCAGACAGCAACCGAGGTTATGTCCGAGGCAATCGCTGGTGTGATGAAAAAAGAGATTGGTCACATCAAGCGTGGTATCAAGGAAAGCATGGGTCCGCTGTCTTCTATTACACAGATTGTAGCAGACTCACTGGTTATCGAAGAGGGTTTCGATACTGATGGGCCTGTCGTTAGGTTCGGTGCCGACCCTATTGACGATAATGGTCCAACACTGACTCGTGGAGGTAAGCCCGCACAGTATCTTGAGTACGGCGTTACAACTTTCAAGTACCAGTTTGAGGGTAAGACTATCGAACACAGCAAATCGTGGGTCAACAGCACACCGATTGGTTACATCAATGCCAAAGCAACACCGATGCATCCCGGTTTCAAGGCGGCATTCGGAGGCAGAGGTTGGCTCACAGAAGCGTATGAACGTATCATACCACAGATACCTGATGCGCTCATTGAAGCGTTGGACAAGGCGTGGGGTGGTGGAGGACCGTGAGCGTAGCACTTACGAATGTATTTTGGGACCTCCGTATGAACGGAGAAGATCCTGCTAACCTACCGGGTACCAGTGACTCGTTCACGCTCACCGGATCGTCAGGCGATGGCTCGGCGTCTAATGGTGTGTGGGTTATTGACGGCTCTGGCACCGGTCAGAAGTGGTCGTATGTCCCAGCGACAGGGGATGCGTACACCATGGTCGCATGCATCTCCTACGGTGCCACTGATCCCGACAACGGCGAAGTTCTGATGGCGCTTGACAACGGGACCAACAGGGTTGAGGTTCAGGCAACCGGCAACATCCAGACGCTCAAACTCGTGGGGACAACCACCGTGCAAACCGAGTACCTTGACATCAAGATGCTCAACGACGATCCTGTCCCCGTAATCCTGAGATTGACTCTCGATGCCTCCGGCAACGGTCGTCTCTACATGCGTGAGATTATCGAGGACGATGACGCCGAGACTCACTACATCTCGGTGACTGGTAGTGCCTCGACAACCAAGCAAATCCTCTGGGGCAACAACTCGGGAGTTGTGAACTGGAACAACGTGTACGCTACCAAGGACGGGGCTTACAGTCCCGACGAGATGGCACCCAGTGACTTCGTGACCGACACACTCTTGCGCCTTGGCCTGTCCATTGTGGAGCGGTTGAAGGCCAGCACCAGAATGTACCTCAAGACGCACGTTGACGACTCATCAATTGTCTACGGTTACGACATCTCGTCACAGATGGTGTCACGGCTCCGTCCCCCGGCCATCCACGTCATTCTCCAGAATGTCAACAGCCCGAACTTCACCAGTCTCGGTGGGACTCGCATTGAACAGATGTATGACGTGATCCTGTTCATCACAACGCGGGGGACGAACTACGAGAATGCGTACCGCATGGGCATGGACATCACTGGGGAAGTGTTTGACGAACTCTACACGACTACGGGTCTCAAAGGTACCACCGACAGTTTGGTATCTTACAACGTCGCTCTGGACACCAAAAGAGACAACGATGAAGTCGTGTGCTCCCACGTTCTCACCCTCACATACATGCGACGGCTCAATATGAACCATCGGTGAGGTTAAAGTATCGCACCGAGCGTCTGAGAGAGTGAGGCGATAGTTATGCCAAGTTTGTTCCAAGAGCGATATGTCAGGATTATGCTGGAATCCTCCTACGGCACGGCAGGCTCCACGTTCAACAGCGGTACTGGTATCGCTGGCGAAGTCGATGATGAGTCTGTGCAATTCATGTTTGACCTGATGACTCGTGGCGACATGTCTCGCTACGGTGCGGCTAAGTCCGTGACGGGCAAGGAATACTCGGAGGGTGGCGTCAACCTCGTCGCTCAGGGCGATGACTTCTGTGGCCTGCTTCTCTTCGGAGCATACGGTTCCCTGTCCTCTGGTGGGATTGACGGTTACACCTTCAGTGGTGGTGCAAGCGCCACTGATCCCGATGTGCACACGATGACCGAGCACAAGTCCAACGTGCTCCCCTCGTACACTCTCGAAATCGGTCGAGAAGACAAGGAACACACCTACACCGGTATGTGCCTGACCCGTCTCTCGATGTCGGCCGCACATGGCGAGTACGTCATGATGAGCGCAGACTTCACCGGTAAGGCAGAGTCCTCGGTCACCTCGCTGGCAGACGTGACCTTCTCTGGCGACGGACACAACGGACTGCACTTCGCTGACGCAGAGATCACATTCTACGACGGCACCAACGCCGCTACGACGAACGTCGTCAAGAGCGTCAGTCTTGAGTTCAACCTGAACCTCGACACAGACAACGCCTGCTCCCTCGGGGACAAGACCTACGTCCGCCAGCCAGCCATGCAGATGCGCGAACTCACCGGGACCATCGAGTTCTCCCGACCCCAGTTCGACAACAGCACCGGTACGGGAGCCAACAACACGGTCCCCGACTACAACGATGTGGCCGTGACCGACGGTCTGCTGTACGATGGTGATGCCTCCAACCCAGCGATCAAGTTGAAGTTCGTTGACGACGCAGAGACGGACACCTTCATCCAAATCGAAATCCGCAAGGTTCGATGGGAAGCCCCCACCAACAACGTGAGCGGCCGCGACTCATCCACGATGACCCTCGGCTTTGTCGGGCTCGTTGACACTGCTGACGAAATCATGTCCAAGGTCACCTTGAGCATCGACAACCAAGGTAGCGCAGGAGCCTACGACAACCCCTGATGGTGATTCTCGATGAGTCACACCATCACGGACAAGAGCAAGTTGACAACACTTGCTGTGCTCACCGATCTGGCTGGAGCCGCCGCCGCAGTTCAGGCGAAACTCCGAGGCGCAGACTTCGCCAACGGCGACAAGATTGTGGATATTACCTACGTGAGAGAGCGCAACGGCAACGACGTTGTGGTCTACATTACATTCGAGGACCAGTGAGCCGCTTGACCATCCGTGAAGACGACATGGGCTTGTGGGTAGTCTCACACCCGTCCCCCGGAGTGACCCGCGCGTCACTCGTAGAACCAGCGAAGCCAGCGGCCAAGAGAAGTAGCCGTAGCGATAGAAAGAGAAGTGAAGACAATGCCGGTAATGAAGCGTGATTTTGAAATCAGCGAGACTACGACCCTGACCGTCCGACAAGCGTCGGGTATGGAAAGGCTACATTTTGAGACCCTACTTGCGAAAGCGTTCCGTAAGTTCCGACACTTCGGTCCCGATCAGTCCAAGTGGACCGAGCAACAGCAGGAAGAGTTCCTTGCCCACGTCGAAGAACAGGGCGGCGGCATGGACGACCAGATTCGACGCATGGTCCCCCCGTGCATCGTAGAGCCCAAGGGTTTCGATATCAACCTGCTTGACAGCGGGGAACTGATGACGATCTACAATTTCGTTCGAGGAGAAGAACAGGAAGGCGCTGTCCCTTTGGCCTGATCGCCAAAGTGGCACCAGCGATGTGTTCATCATTCAAAGGTGTTCTTCCAAGCGACCTACTACTGAAATACACAGATGAAGGAGGGATGAAGCGCCTTGAATATGACCTCGCCGTTCTCAATGAGATACACGATCAGGTGAAGACTGCACAAGGCGACAGCAAGAAAGACGGGAACGCCGCCAAGGCTCGTCTCGACCAGCGTCGATCACGGCGTGAAGAGATGAGCGATGGTGACGCTCTCGACATGTTGAAGCAAGGCGGCTTTATTTGAATATTGAGGGGGTGGCAACATGACACGTGTAGGTGGCTCCCAAGTCTTCTTCAACGTCATTGCCCATTGGAATGCGGAGAAGTTGATTGCCGATGCGGCGACATCGGCCACAGTCATGGAGGCTGTGCTTCTCGACTCGTTCGAGGGTGTGTTGAAACCGTTAGACGATATGGTCAATCGGTTCAATGAGTTGGAAAATGAACTGACACAGATCACCTTCGCTATCGAAGATGCGGCTATCGAGTTCCGCAAGTTCTTCGGTGAAGTCGAGTTCGGTAACAGTAACTTAGACGCGATGGAAGATACGCTGAAAGATCTTGGTGCCGAGTTCCGTGTGACCGGGGAACAGGCGTTGCTTGCTGGAGCCCGTGCTTCTCAGATGGGTGCTTTGGTCGGTAGGCAAAACATCCCTGAGTTGGTGCGCCTCTCCAACACCTTGGCTGAGATTTCGGACTTGAGTGCCGAGGAAGCGCAGAAAGCGATCATCCAGTTACAACAGCAGGCTGGTGTTCTGTACGACTTGTCCACCGAGGAGTTCCGTCTTGCGAGCGCCGCACAACAGCGGAACATGATTGTGGAGAACGGTAACCAAGCCCTCGACGCACTCAACACCATTGCTAACCGCACACTGGCTACTGAGGGTCAGATTGTCAAGGCGCTGTCTAACTTCGCCTCACAGGGTCACATGATTGGTGACTCCTTTGAGTTCATGGCCTCGATGTCGGCCGTCTTGATTGAGGCTGGTGAAGATCAGGGGACATCAGGTCGAGCCTTGCGTATGATGTACGCTCGACTTGGTGGTAACATCAACGGTGCGGCCGATGCTTTGGAAGACTTGGGTGTCGAGGTCGTTGACGCCAACGGCAACCTCAACAGCATGCAAAACGTGTTGACACAACTGTCTGATGCAGGCTTTGCTGACATGAATGAGCAACAGCGTCAGAACATCGCTCAGATCGTTTCTGGTAACCGACACTACGTGCGGTTTCTGAAGTTGATGGATGGTCTTGACAGGGCTGTAGAAGTCACCGGGCAGGGGATGGAAGGTCTCGATAGTGCGTCAGTTCAGGCCGCAGAGGCTTTGGCAGAACAGCATGCAGTGCTTGAGCGACTGAGGATCGAGCACGAGAATCTGCGCAGTGAAATGGGTGAAAAGTTGATGCCCACGTTCATTGCTGGGCAAGAAGCCACTAACAACTTCACCCAAGCATCCATCGATCTGATTAACGTCCTTGGTGGTCCCGGCGGAGTGCTGGGTCGTGCTAAGGCTACCTACGAGTTCGCTGGTGGATTCATTCGCAGTGCCATCGCTATGCGAGGTCTGTCGGTTGCAGGTAGTGCGTATCTGTCGATTCAGAGATCTCTCAACAGCATCCTCATCGCTAACGAGAATCTGCACAGCAAGCAAGCGTCGTATCTCCAGTTTGGAAAGAAGGCTACTGAAGAACAGCACAACGCGATGAAGGCTATCCGCTACCTCAACCAGAGGATCAATCGGCACAAGGAACAACAGCGATTCATCCAGTTGGAGATGGCTCCACTACAGGAGCGAGAGAAACAACTGCTCGGCGTAAAGCAGGCTTTGGAAGAGAGGCTTAGTGGGCTTGCAGAAAAGAGGCTGGGCATCGAACGCGCTCACACAGAACAAACCGCTATCCTACAATCCCTAAGAAGTCGAGATTTGAATGACAGCATCCAAATCATGCTCACGGCAAACAGAGCAATCCAACAGGGACACGAGTTAGTGAATATCCATAAGCAGATCGAGGGGCTGACTACACAACGCAGAACTGTTCAGGACAACATCCTCCACGCACAAATCTCTGAGAATAACATGACTCAGCAAAATATCAGGCTGATGCGCATCAGGAGGAACGATCTCAATTTGTCGGCGTTGGCTGTTTCTGATATCACAGAGCAACTTCAGCAACACAACCAACTCCAAGGAGTGAGTCATAAGGGTAGAGGGATGGATGGACTCAGAATGGATGCTGATAGAGCGTCCGAAGCATTGCGTGTGCTAAGTGATGAGGCTCTTGCACGATTTAAGACATCATCAAATCTTGGCGCAGAAGCAACTGAGAGACTAGAGACAGAGTTGACCACATTGAGAGGCGCTTTGAAGGCAGTCG